TATTCAAACTTGACTGTGTTGGTTTACTGTGACCACTAGCAACTGTTAAGTTTGCATAAACTTTATTTGAGTTATCTGACCAACTAAACCATTGCCCTGTGTTCAATGTTACAAGAACATCTTCTATATGATTTGGTCTACCTGTTGTCATATCCATGTTATATACCTCCTAGGCTAACTTTATAAATGTAAAGTATGTATAGTTTATATTTGTGTCTCCAAAAATAGTGTTACTAGAACTATTCCCACTAATTTTAAATTGCACTTTATCGTTAGTAGTATTCGTTACTTGAAAAAGGTAACTAGCAGTTAACATAGACCTTGCACTACTATTGTAAACACTACCCTGTGAAGTGCTAGCTTGCTCAAATGTACTTCCATCAGTTGCTACTTCTATCATTAGGTTAGTTTCAGCATCAGCTGCTCCTGAACCAAAAAATGCGTGTGCTTGTATCAAATAAGTTCCTGCTCCAGTATTTGAAAAACTAAACACACCAGCATCTAATCCCAAAGCGTCACTATCACCAAGTTCACTATCTCCACGAGTATCATCTTTTTCAAGGTTTGATGCAATAGGATCAGCATCTCCTGTAAAGCTACTAGTTAATCTATATATAACTGCTTTTGCAATTCCACCAGCTGCTGCTGATAACTGCCCACTTGAAGCAGTTAAGTTTGTTCCTGCTATTGCTGATACAAAGTCTGCTACAGATTCTTTATTCATATTACCTGTAGCTCCACCATCAAGGAAAAGGAGATAGTCACTTGCTACTGCTACTGCATCTTCTGTTGCTAGTTGAGGAGAAAGTTCTACAAAATTATCTAAACCTACTTTTTTAAGAGTACCCCCATCAGAGTAAAGTAACTCGTCTGCTGCTGCAAGACCTGAAGTTATTTCAGTTTGTGCTGATATAACATCATCAGCTAAATGTTCTTCGCTTATAGCATCATCTGCTATTTTTGCACTTGTAACTGCATCTGCTGCTAACTCTGCTGTTACTATACCACCATCTTTGATTGTTATAGTACCACTAGATGCAGCAAAGTTATCAGAACTAAATTGTGCAACACCTTTAGCAGATGTACTTGCATCATCTCCTGCTACAGTTGCTGTACCTGAACTATAACTTACAGTAATTCCACTTCCTCCTGCTACAATTACAGCACCCTTAGCAGAAGCTGTACCATCATCTACGCTCAACACAGACGAAGATGCAGTCAAACCTGTTCCTGCAAATAATGTTGCTAGGTTTGCTATAGTTGTAAGTTGTTCTGTAGAACCATCAGAATCTAAAGTTGCTAGTTTATCCCCATTAGCTGGAGTAACATCACTTAATCCACTTGATAAATCTAAAGCAAGACTTACTCCACCTGAAGTACCACCACCTGACAAACCTGCACCTGCAGTAACACCAGTAATGTCACCTGTTGTTGGTGTTTGCCAACTAGGTGCTGAACCTGCACCACCAGATGTTAGTACATCACCACTAGAACCATAGTTAGTTCCACCTACTCCTAGTTCACCATCGCTAGTAAATCTAAACTTTTCTGTTGCAGCTCCTGATGATCCTGTACTAAACACTAAGTCTGTTGCATTTAAGTCGGCAGCAAATGTACCTTGTGCAACAGCAGTTATAGAAGCAGCAGCAGTTATGGCATCTGTTCCGCCAGCTTCTAAGGGAGCTTTAAATGTTATATCACCTAGTACATCATTGGCATTTACATCTGTTAACGCAGTTGTCAGTAGTAGTTTACCTGTACTTGTACTTGCATCAGCCGAAGGTCCTCTGATTTCAAGAGTATCTTCTGATGCGTCATAGATCATAGCAGCTCCTGCTGAAGCACCATGGAAAGTTACATCAAATCCTACGTCATCTTCACCAACAGTTAGAGTGTCTGTTAGTGTTAGTTTAGATACGTTTATACTATCTCCTGCTTTCAACCAACGTACACTATCACCGAATGTAATCTTTACATCCATTGGTATTCGTGCTGCAGTTGAAGTAGTTATACTCCATTTACCATTTGAGTCTGTAGTTGTTGCACTTTCAGCTGTAGTAGTTGCGTTGTCTGCACTTACATAACCTTGTACTGTTGCTCCAGAAACTGCGTTTCCTGAAGAGTCAAATACAAACCCTGTTAATGTCATTGCCATAATTTATCTTCCAGCTCTCGATCTATCTATACCTGCTAGAGCATCAGCTACTATCTTTCTTGCATCATCTATCAAATCATCTTCATCGATGAATATAAGATTGATGCCTTCTGCCGCCAGAAATGCTCTTGTTAATATGTCAGACTGTCTTACAGCTGCTCCTTTCTCGTAGTGATAATACACTCCTTGAACATTTATTGCTATATTTGGTGGATTAAAGATTAAGAAATCTATAACCCTACCCCCCTTGTCCTGTCTTCCTCCTGCTAGTTGAGACTGATATTGAAAATCTATATCAGGCTTCAACCCTAATTTTAGCAGAGCTTGCCAACAAAGGTATTCTGGTCCACTTCCTACCCACCATTCAGGTGTTGGTATTTCTGCGATACTTGTTGCCATTATAACTCAACTAACTGTAATTGCATCTGTCCTCTCTCATCCAAACCAGTATACTCAAAGCCAGATGCTGCTACTAAGTCTACATTATAAGTTCTATCTGAGTCATTGTCTTTATAGGTAAACGCTACTAACGTATTAGTATTTATAACTGTGGTTATATTATCTATTTGTTCTTTTACTGTTTTCCCAGCAAATGATTTAGATGCGTCTATATTTACACTAAACCCAAACTTAGGAGGAATCTTCTCTCTGAATCTTAATTCCAACAAGTTCAAGTCAGGACTACTTGCCGAGTTATTGGTAGACATAGTAATCCTAAACTTTATTGAAGAAAACTCTACACCTGCACCAGATCCAAACGTATAAGTTGTAACTCCATTTGTTGTAATAGTTCCCATACTTGTATATGACTCATTAAAATCTGTAGCATACTCTACCTGGATGTTAACATTCGTAGAACAGTTACTTGTTATAGCTCGTAGTGACACAGCAGTCTTATTACCTGCAGCATCTCCTCCATCAAAGTATGGTGTTTCCATAGTTCCACCACCAGTATCGTACTGGAAGTCTTCTATTTGGTCAGGGTTTATAATATCTGTTTGCAGTTTTATCCAGTACACAACACTACCAAACCCAAACCACAGTCTATATTTATTGTATGCAGAACCTACATGACCTGATGTAAGTGGCAAGTTGTTCTCTCCTGCCCATAACACTTCCCATGCACCCTCATTCCAACCTAATACAGCTGATTTACCTTTACCTGATACTACTGGAGATGTACCACCAATACCTGATGACTGCCTACCAGTTGGGAAAATAGAATACTCTTGTGTAATATCACCATTCAAAAGAACTAATAAATCATTGTGAGTACCTATAAGTTTTGTTATTTCCCCAGCATATCCTGATGGTAATCCATGGTCTCTATCAAAGCCAACTAAACTCACAACTGCTGTATTTGAGCCTGTTTGGTATCTATACAAAGCATTACCTGCTGGGAAATATATTGAGTCTCTCCAAACTATAGCACCCTTACCACCTGCTTCATGGAATGGTACACGAAGTTCTGTTTCTTCCCATCTGTTATTTGTTTCGTCATATGCCCATAATCCAACCTTAGTTGTTGCATATATGATAGGACTACCAGCTGCATCTCGGTATACTAATAGTTCTGTTACTGAATTATCTGGTAGTGGCAGTTGTGCTTTTGGAGTAGCAAGTGCAGTTGGTCCTGATGCCCATTGTAATAATGTTCCATCTTTCTTTATACCCCATAATTGTCCATGCCATATTGTAAAGAATGCCACTTTGTTTTTTACATCAGATGAAGCATCTTTATCTGTGTAGTCAGTCCCATTTGTTGTATATGTATATCCTGAATCTCCCCTGGCAAATATTAAATAAGAAGCAGTAGAATCTCTAAATACAATGGCTTCTTCAGTAGGATTAGTAAGAGTGTCTAGTGCTGCAGATCCCCAGTTATCACTTGCATTATTGTACTTATAAACTTTATTATCACCGAATACTGCATATATTTCTTCTTGTGATGCTGCAGAACTTTGCCAACCAATAATAGATTTTACTGCACCTGATATTGCAGTACCATCTGATAAAGCAGAAGTTGCTGCATTTAGTTTTCTTGGCATCAACAAGTGACCTTTGTACCTAGTCTGACAAGTAGACCACCATACCCTATCTATTGTCCCTGGATCTAAACCTCTTTCCCAACCTATACCCCCTCTGAAATCGTTCTGTGTAAGTATAGATGCTCTTGGATCTGCACCTCTTTGTGTATCACCAATAGTAAATCTAGGTGCTGCAATACTAACTAACGTCTTACGAACTGGTCCTGTTATTTTATATCTTTGACTGTTTAATAATATTTCGTTTTTGTTTACTACTGATGCCATTAGTCCACCATCTTAGTGCCAGGTTTTAATATCGGTAAAGATTGTTCTGACTGCGATGCCACTCCTTCAAAATACGCAGCTCGTCTATCATTATCATCAGGATCAGTTACACTTCCTCTAGCCAAAGTAAACAACGCTTTACTTGTTGCTCTTGCAGTTACAAGTGATGGATCTATTTCACAAGCAGTAGCATCTGCGTTTAACAAGACTGGCAACCTGTAACCTACCATTCTTATCAAGCTGTATCCTACTTCTTTTCTTGCTTGTTCAGTAAGAAATATTTCTCTACCTTCTCTGTCTATTCTGTATGAACCTGACCATAATCTATTGAATACAGCAGATTCTGTGTTTACTGCTTTGATGTCATTAATATGTATATATCTTGTTGCTGTACTAGTAGTTTTTATACCAACAGAAATAATAGCACCATCTAATTCTGGATTAGCTAAACTAACTCTACAATATGTCCAAGTCCTAGCAGATACTGCTGGAATACTTAGTGTTTCTGTAATCGTTCCTAGACTTGATGAACTACTTAAGTTCAACGTGTAATCACCAGCACTTGTTGCAGTTGTTGATTTGAAGAAAAACTCTACTGCATTCATGCCTCGTAAGTCTGTGCTAGTTATAGCCTGAGCTGCTAATACATCACCAGATGATACTGATCCACCACCTGTATTTGTTTGTATTCTCAACGCACCATTGTGTGCTTTAAAATCTTCTGTATCAAGAGTAAGTGTTACATTACCATCAACTACTTCTGACCATACTACATTTGCATCTTGTATCTGTTCTGAATCATAAGCATATCTATAATCAATCGCTGAAACTGCAATCATATCTGATGGAATACTATACCTACTGTCGTTTCTGTGTCCATGATTACTTATGTCTTCATCATGAATCAAACCTCTAGGTGTTCTCTGTATTATAGATTCGTTTATTAGTTCGTGTATTCTTGCAGGAGGAAACTCTGATCTCCAAAATTCATATGTGTCGTTAGTCGCTGTGCTTGCAGAGGCAGCAGGGGTAAATGTAAATGTACCTGTACTACTTGTGTAGTCTGTGACACGCCTTATAAGTCCATCATTTGTTCCTGAAGTAAATACTAACCACCCACCATTGTACTCGTCATCTCCACCAATTAAAGTTGTATCTAATAATGTAGTCGTACTACCATTACCAGTAACAATACCAGATGGTAGCTGATCTAAGTTAGCAGCAACAGCTCTTCTTATTTGTTCTCTAGTTCTACTTTGTATAGCAGCCACGATTACCTACCTTGTGTTTCTTTTTTGTCTACGCCATTCGGCTATAGATTTCATCGCCCCTTTTAAATCATCTAGTTGTGCTTTAGAAACTTCTTTAGGTTTATTCTTTGCTTGTTGTTGTGCTTCTTTCTCTGCTATTTCTGTTTGTTTGTGCAATAGTTCTTGAAGCTGACCACCAGTTAAATTACTTGCACCTGGTATATATACAGGTTTGTTTTGTGGTCCAACATAGAAAGTTTCTTCCTCAGCAGATCCTAAAATCCTAGATACATCTTTAGAAGAACCTACTTGCTTTAATCCAAGTTTCCTACCCTCTGATACTGGTAAGTATATTTGTCTCTTAGCCATGTAGGTTCTCCTAAATATTTATTATCCTCTGATGTTTAAGTCTACCAAAGAGTATTCTGTGCTAGCAGCAACTGCAATAACACCACCGATTAGAAATTCGGCAGATGAATCGTCAGCTATTACGTCAGCAGAACCATCTGTTGTAGAACCAGTCATTACGTTCTTACCAATTACAACTGTACCATTTGTAAGAACTGCAGCTGGACCTTTGACCTGATTCCAGAAGTATTCACCAGATGCTACGTCACAAGCTGGTACACCTAGAGGAATACCATCAATGTCGTTTACATCCCATACTTCTACGTTAGAACCAAGTGCTTTTTGAATACCACATTGTGAAGCTGTGGTAAGAGCTGTTCTAACTGAGTCATTGTCATGCAAGGTGATTGCTAGTGCAGCACCTGTACCTGCAGTTGTGTGACTTTTTATTTTGAAGGTTTGACCTTCACCAGCAGCATCATTTACATACAAGTAACCATCATCAAACTGGTTTGCTGTAACAGCAGTAGAACCACCATTTGTTAGATTGATTACTTTGTCGCCTACTGCAGCAGCAGAAGCAACAGCTAGATCGGTATCGTGATCTGAAGCTGGTTCGGTAGCACTCATAGTAATTTTACCAGCAGTTATTGCTTCACCAGCAAGGCTGTAAAAAAACTCTCTACCATCTGGAAGAATTAATTTTGTACCAATTCTATTTTTCTTTGTGGTGCTTACAGATTTTTCAAATCCATGGTCACCATATATTACGTTTGGAAAAGACATATTGAAACTCTCTTTCTGTTTTTCCTAGTTTAACAGGCTATTAAATCCTGCGATCACCGATTTTAGGCGACTCGGTAATCGTTACATCGCTTTTCTCTGGAGTTTTAGATTCTGCCTTTTTAGGTTCAGGAGGATTTTTAACAAATCCACGTTTCAAGTATACATCAAGAAATGTTGCTGGCAAGTTAGGATGTTCTGCCCATATCTCACCTTCTGTTGTTTTCATCTTTTGATAGAGGGTTATTTTTTTTACTCCCCCTACTGACATACTCATTGTTGCGTCTCGTGCCATAAAAGCCTCCTGAACTATTATTTATCTATTAAGCTGAAGTTGTTGGATCACCAATTTCATACTGTGCACCTGCACCTTTGGTGTCGTCTACTTCAAATACTGCATAGTCTTCTGTTACTACTACTTCAAAAGCTCGCAAAGAAATATCTCTATCTCTTTCCTCTCTTCTTTCTCTAGCAGCAAGGTGTCCCATTGCAGTTCTGTCAGCAATAACTCCGATACCTGAATCAACTGAAGATACTTTCTCGATGTTACCATCTTCAAAGAAAGGTACTCCAGCAATCTTAACACCAGTGTAGTAATCGCTTACTGCTGGGTTATTGAATGCGTCAGGTAGTGGGTATGTTGCTAACGTGTTACCAATGCTAGATGCAAGTTTCCAAATAGCATTTGGGTGATGTACTACGAAAAGATCGTTACCAAACTTGTTTGCTTTTGCATTTGCAATTAGAGCAGATGCGTTTGCAAGTGAAAGGTCTGCACCATCAGCACCTAGTTTTGTTCCACCATTTAGGCTTCCAAAAAGTGCAATAATGTCTGTGTCTTTCTTTCGAGCCATTGCATCACCCATCTGGCGACCAATGATTCTAAATACATCTTCGTTGTTTTGTTGTACCAAAGTATCAGTTATGATTACTTTTAGACCTACTTCAGCTGTTGTAGCTGTAACTGTGGAGACATCAATGTCTTCACTGTCAACCATATCAACACCCTCTACTAAGTCCTCAGCATCCATCTGTCCTACTTTTGGAATTGTTAATTGGAACTCACCTTTGCCTAGATTAAACTTTTCAATCAAACCTGCCATAGGTGCGTTATGCTCTTCTGTGTATCTAGCAGCAGCGAGCATTATTCTCGACATATTCTGTAAATTGCCAGAAGTCGATGTTTGTGTATTTCCTGCCATTTTAATTTACCTCAAAGGCTATATTAGCCAAATATTGACAATCCCAACTTTTTAGCAGCTGTTCTTGCCATGTCTGTTGTTACTGCAGGATCTCCTGCATTGTATCTATCGATAACATCCTCAGAGTTTGTAGGTGCAACATCAGCAGCTGGAGACGCACCAGTCATTTGTTGTCCTGGAGTATTTGATTGGATTGATTTCTCCAACTTATTTATCCTAGACAATGCCTTTGCGTGTCTTTCCATAGCAACAGGATCAGAAAAGTCTTGTAGCTCGGTGTATGGTACTTGGTGTTGTGATGCCAATTCATACGCTTTAGCAAGTTGTGTTCTTGAATTTAATTCTTGTTCAACTTGTCTTTGCCTAGCTAATACACTATCTGCTTGAACTTTTGCCATGTAAGCTTCTTTTGCCATAGCAGCATTACGAGTAGCTTCTTGTTTAGCTGTGCTTTCATCAAATCCTCTATCAATGTACTGTTGATAAAGTGTATTTGTATAATTAGCAACCTCTGCATTCAAATTGTTTGCATTAGTTTGTTGTTCAGCTAAAGCTCTAGCTTGTTGCTCTTTTTGTAATTGCTGTCTCATCTCTGCTATTTGTTTATCTGTAGCAGATTGATATTTTCTCAACTCGTCTTGTGCTGTAGGTTGTTTACTTACAGTTTCTGAAGACTGGGTTTGAGGCTCGGATTGAGGGGAAACCTCGATAGACGAGTCAGCTGTTTCATTTAAATCCTGAGTAGTTTCTGCAACCTGCTCTGTAGGAGTTACCTCTTTAGCTGGTGCTTGCGTTTCATCAAGACTCAAAGGAACGTCAGTAACTTCCACCTGAGATTCCTGTCCTGGATCATTTTGCTCTGTAACCATAAATTTTTCTCCAAACTACGCCACCTTAGTAAAGATAACGAAATTTATTTATTTAGAATTACTATAAATAATAAACTACAAAGTGCTAGTTTGGCAACTATTCTCGATCTTGTATCTCTGCACCTTTGTACGTATAGTCACTTTTTTGTTTAGTTGCAACTGCTCGTAACTGTTCATCTGTATAACCTAAACCACCATCTGCAACTGGTCTTCTTATTAACTTTAGTAGTAATGAATGTAAACCTTGATTTGCATCTATACCATATAAGTCTTTCAATTTATATTTATTTTTATTTATAGCTATAAGTAAATCTTCTGCACCATTATCAAGATATTGTCTTCTGTTCTTCCAGTTATTTAATTTAAGTTTTTGGTCTGGTGGTAAACTTTCTTCAAACTTATCTCTTTCTTCACCTATTGCTGTCCAATCATAAACATTTCTAGGATCTGTAGTTCTTTTAGGACTAATCAAATGATTGTCTATTATTGCATAATATTCATTCAACATAATATCATCAGGCAATGTTGACTCATCTCCTGTGTAATTACCTATGTCATTATTAATTCTATATTCTTGTAATGCTATATACTCGTCATCTTTTTCATCATATAAATTATCTACAAATTCTTGTATAAGATATTTTACTTTACCAAAATCTCTTTTACCTTCTCTATGAATTTCTTCTGGATTAAGTAATTTCCTTACAAGTTCATCTGTATAATACTTAACATTGTTTGCTGTAATAGTTTCTTTTTTTTCTCTTGTAAGAATATACTTAGAATAGTTATTACCTCTTGCAGCTTTACCAGATTCTATTTCAAGCAAAGTTTCTTTAAACTCTGGATCACGTTTTATTTTATCTTTTTCTATGGTAGAAAGTTCATCATATTCCTTTTTATAAAATTTTGCTGCTGCGTTGTTTCTTATATCTCTAGTGTAATTTCCTCTAAGATTGAAACCTGCAGAATCAATAATGTTACCTGTGTTTGATAATCTTGTTGATTGTCTATCACCTATTATTTCTTCTCCTGAAGGTATTGAAACAGGACCAAGATTAAATCCTGGCATATTTCTTACAAGATATTCTTCTATTGGTTCTTGTAAAGATATAGGTGTTAAGGTATCTTGTAATGCTTGATAACCTCTTCCAAAAACAGCAAAAGGTCCAGCATTAGAAATTTTTTCACCAAAAAAGTTTTCTCCTTTTACTTGACTTAAAAAAGCACCAACCGGAACAGATACTCTACCTTCTACCCAACTAAATGGATCTAATATTCTTATTGCTGTATCTAACTGTCCAACTAAATCAAGAGATGCACTAGTTCCATCTTTGCCTAATCCTGGTATATCAGGTGATGCAAACCTTGTATTATATCCAATAGGTAATGGTCCCCAACTTGTTTTACTAACTGGACTGTACCTATCTTTAGGCAGGGGTTTACCAGTTGAAGCATAATGAATAGCATTAGCTGTAAGTATTAAAAATAGATATTGTCCTATTATATTTGTTGCATATAACCTAGAGTTTTCATCACTAACTTTACCAACTCCAGGTATTTTATTTATCATCTCAGTAAATTTTTTATCGTTTAGTTTTTTTCCTGTTAGTCTACCTGTTGTTCTGATTGCCATTTCAGGACCAAGTGTAAGCAACGCTTTTAAGCCTCTTATTTGCTGACGAATAATACCCTCTGATTCACCAAGTGAAAACATCCAACGAGTTAGAAACCATCGAACAGGTTGATTATGTATACGAGATTGAGATGCTGGAATAGAAGAGTATTTCATGTTAACAAAGTTAGTTGCTGCACTAATAACTTGTTGATTTGTGTAATTTGGATTACTTGATATTATTTGTGGTATTACCCTTTCTATTTCTGTTTTTATTGCAAAAGGATATACTCCATTAAACAAACCATCTCTTGACCATCGTTCTAAATTTCCTAATGTTTGTTTTCCAAGTTTAGGAAATTTTTTTAGTACATTAGTTTCTTCTACTACTTCACTAATTAGTTTGTCAAATTCTTTACCTGCAAAAATAGTTCTATCTTCTATATTCAAACCACCTTTTAAAATATCTCTGAAGGTAATAGGTTCTCTATCTTTTCCTTGATATTTCATCCACTTTGGTTGTTCTTTTCCTGTATAGTATTTTCCTAGAACATCTTTTGTATCATCTAACAAAGCATCTTTGATACCATTTCTTGCAGCATTTCTTATCCTTACATTTGCTATACCATAAAATGACCTAGGTACATCATATGCAGCGTTAAGTGCTAATTTAAATTGACTTGGTTCTCCAAGAATACCTCGTGTAAAAGCATCTACAAATGCACCAATACTACCAATTAAACTTCTCCCTAAAAAGTCGACATCTTGAAATACGCTTGCTAAAAGTTTTGCTCTTTTAGGTACAAATACTGCATTGTCTACATATTTATTCACATCTATATTGTCAAGATATTTTACTTTTATGTTTGGTATTTGAGATTCCACTTTAAAAATTTGTTCTATTTTATTTGCAATTTCACTCTCTACTATCCAACTATCTACCATTATTGTTTTACCATCTTCAGTTCGTATTGGTTTTCCTTTAAAGCCTGGTAAGTTTGGTATTCTAAATCCTGTTTCTATTTCAGGTTCTCTATCTACTGGATCTATTTCATATCTTCTTGATTTAGTTAATTCATATCTTTTTAGTGCATCTTTTAAAAATTGTTGGAATCTAAAATTCTCACCTTTACCATTAGAGATAGCTATCTGTTGAAATATATTCCAAGACAAAGGTTCAAATCCAAGTTGCCTCATATCATCATAACTGTACATATTTCTTTCGTCTGTAAAACCTGGTCTTCTTCCAAAATTAGATTTAGCTTTATTCTGAAAATAAGCATCTACATTTTGATTGGCTTTTTTTGCTTCTTCTAAAAATTCTTTACTTGGTTTCCACCCTCTGCTAATATAATAATCTTCTGCATTCTCAGCTAACTTTGGATCAAAATCAAACCTTTTTAATTCTTCTACATGAACTTCATTCCATGCTGTGTTATAAACATCAACATAATTTTCATCCACATTGTTTTCTCGTAAGTATCTTCTAACATCATTATTCAAATATTTTTTCCTACCATCTACCATTGAAGTTCCAAGTTCTAAACCTTCTTGAACTACATCATCTGCAATCCTTGCTTCTCCATGTAGAAGTCTCAACAACACATCTGTGATTCTTTTATCTTCGTCTGTAACAGCTACACGTTGACCTTGGAATTTTTTTCCCCAACCTAATTTTTCATATACCTTATTATTATTTCTTAGACTTTGTTTTATAAGTAAAGTTGCAGCATTAAGTTTAGATTCTAAATTAATAATTAATCGTCTTCCTAATGTTTCATCTTGTAATACTCCATCTTCTAATGCTTCTATTAATTCATTTTCAACATTAGGATCACTTGCATCATCTATTACTTTTTGTGACGCATTATCTGGATCTTTAGGTCCACCTGGATTAGGTGCATTACTTTCTATGTATGTTGTTTTTTGTTGTTCAGGTGATAGTCTTGCTTTTTGTCCTGGTGTTGCATTTATATTTTTCTTTATATTTTTTTTGTTATTCATTATAGTTTCTGAAAACTGACCAGGGCGAATAATATCGTACTCTGCTTGTTGTAACAAATCTTGTAGTTTAGGTGCAACTACGTCTAAATCTTTTGCAGCTTGATCTTTAAATGTTTGATTTAATATAGTTTTCATTCTATCTATGTAAGCATCAGTTAGAAATTCTTGTGGTATTCCCATTCTATTTAGAGTAGCTTTTGCTATTAGTGTAGCTTCTGTTCTTTTTGCACGATCTTTAGAACTTGTATATAAAACTTTTATAAGATTTTCGTTACCTGGTTCTTTAGTATATTGAATTTTTCGAGAACCATAATTAGGTTTAAAGCTGTTTATTTTTTTGAAGTATGTAGAATCAGCTTGGGCAGCAGGTGTAAATATTATATTTCCATCTCGTATGTTTTCTTGTACAGGTTGTGAATTAATTATTTGTCTCAAAGGAGATACATCAGGTACATCATTTACGTCTGGAGATATACCTCTTGTTCCTGGTAATTGTTCTTGAAGTTGTTCTAGTTCTGCTTGTCTTTCTGCTTTTTTTGCTGCACTAATATTTGGATTACTAAGGTCATCTTCTATTCTTACAATCCTTCGTTGGATTTCTTTTGCTGTATTAGTTGCTGCTTCTTTAGTTGCTCTAGTTTGTGGTTGCCCTTTCGGAACTAATACTGTGTCTACGTTTATATTCTTAGAAACATTTGGTAATTGTTTTTCTGCTTCATCTATAATGTTTTGTTGTATAATCTTTTGACCTTCTGTAAGGTTAGGTTTAGATAATTCTATTTTTGCATCTTGAACACGTTTTTGTATATCATATAAATCATCTGAAGCAGCAAAAGCTTCACCACCATACAAAGGATTTATTCTATCTAATATCTGTCCTTCTGGTCTTTGAAAAACTTGTGCAAGTTTTGTGTCACCTAATACTCTTACACCAGGTATTGCAGCAACTGGTCTAGCAGCTAATCTTCCTGCTGTTCCTGCTAATCTAGCAACGTCTGATAATTCTTCTCCTAAGAAATCTAATCCTAATGCAGATGCAGTATCTGATCGTGTTCGTATTGGTCTACCTGTAGGTCTACTTGCACCAGCTGCTCTCAGACCTGCAGCTATGTCTCCTGCTGTATCTGCTGCTCTTACAACATTTTTAGGAACTAATCCCCCTCCAACAAATTGTCCTCCTAAAGTACCAACTCTTTCAAAAGTTTCTGGATCACCTATACCTGTAAACTCAGAAAATGTTTTTGCTCCTTGTCCTAATGCCAATCCTCCTACTACTTCTCCAGGTATAAAGGGTGCTTGTATAGGTAGTGTTGCTATTTCTGCTAATACTCTTGGGTTAGAACCAGCTCGTAATTGTGTTTCTGCTCTAGTTTCACCTGTAGCTCTGTTAACATTCATCAAGTTTTGTAAACGTATCCTACCATTTTTAACTTGGTCTGCTATAGTTCTACCTGGCAAAGGTCTATCTCCACCAATAGATTGAAGTTGTCTTTTTATTACATACAGGTCTTGCTCATCTTTAGGTAAAAAATTTAAATCGTCACCAGTTTCTGCTACCTCTCTAAATATCTCTTCTCTAGTAGGTAAACCTTGTGGTCCTTTTCTTGCATTTTCTATTGCATTAAACTTTTTTCCAGTAAGAGGATCTGTCTTTTCTCCTGGAGTACCAACTATACTTTGTGCAGCTTCAGGAATATTACCAAAGGCTCTTCCTATAGGATCTGCTACAAATCTGCGAAAGCCTCCTCCTAGTGCTGCTGCTCCCATTACCATAAGCTACCTCCTAAAAGTATAAGAATCTAGTTCGTGGTCGGTATCTTCCTGCTTGGTTATATTGTCTTCCCATTTGTGCAAATCGTTCTGTAAATGGAAAGTCTTGTAAGAAGTTAGTAAATGTTTGGGTAGGCGCACCTCCACCCAATATCTGTTCACCAAGTTGTCCATAGAAAGATGACAACGCATCTTGATAAATGTTTTGTGCTTCTCTTCTTCGTGTAGGAGTATCTAGTAAACCTTGTCTACCCAATGTTCCAAAGAATGCTGCCCTTGGTTCTTCTTCTAAAAATCCTGCAAAGGTTGGATTGATTGCCATTATAAACCAAACCTTCCAGCTGCAAAGTCTAAGAAGTTTACTGGACCACCACCTGCTCTTGCTCTTCTATCTGCTTCCAAAATATAATCTCCAAAAACATCACCTTGTTCTACGTTTCCAAATATACGTCTAGCAAAAGGTGAATATTTACCTCTTTGTGCTGCTCTTAGTAAATCTATGGCAGCTCCTGTTTCAGATGCACCTCTTGGTGCAAATAAAGTTGGTGAAGCTAATGCTGCAGCACCACCTAAATCTTGTCCTCTTAAGAAATTAATATCTTCTAAAGCTTGTTGATAACCTGTTTGTAATCCTGTTGATTGCTGTCCAAGATTTCTTAGATAATCACTAAATGTGCCTGTTGTACCAGCTCTTGGTTCTCCTCTAGCAATATTGGCTATTTGTGCAGCTTCAAATGCAGGAGTTAATCCAAATGCCTGTCTTTCTAAAAATGAACCTAATGGTCCACGACCTGTTCCAAATTGAGGACCATACAAATTACCTAATGCACTTCGTATTGCTGCTGTTCCTGACACTTCTTCTAAATTTCTTGGTGTCATCTCACCAAATGGTATTCGTGGTTGAGGAGTCATTTGTACTCCACCACCAGTAGTACCAGTAGGACCTGTAGGACCTGTAGGACCAAATGCACCAAACTCTTGGTCAGCATCACCACTTCCTCCCATAAAAGCATTAAGAGCATCTAACCCAGCATCACCAGTCAAACCACCAGCTCCTCCTGTTCCAAAAGGATCAAAAAGCGCTCCGAAACCACGCCCCATAGATGGATCTAGTCCACTTAATGCTGGATCAACAAATGGTCCTTGTTTAGCGTTCAAAGCATCTATTTCAGCTTGCATACTATTTATTATTGCTAAAACTTCTGGACTTAGAGAACCATCTCCTCCACCAGTTGTTAAACCTCCTATAGCACCATCACCTTCGTCTATATCTGTTGGATCAAAAGCAGGTAGACCATACCCTGTTGCACCTAATACATTACTCATGGCTTCTCTCTCTGCCATAGGATCTAAACTAGCAATAAATTCATCAAAACTACTTCCACCTGGATCAAACGCACCACCTCCTGTTGTCAATCCCCCTATATTACCTGTTCCCTCGTCTATTGCTGGTATTCGTGTTGTTTGTGGTAAACGAATTTCGTCTTCTGCTAAACCAGCTAATTCATCTGTAGTTGTTCCAAATTGAGGTTGAAATTGAGCAGCTCTAACAACAGCATCAGCATCAGCTTGCTGTGATTGAGTAAATTGTCTTGCTTTTTCATTTGATACTGTTTCACCAAAATTGTATTCATCTATTTCGTCTTCAGTTACTAATGATGCAAGTTTTCTTGCCTTCTGTCTTTCTGCTTCTCTATTGATTGCTGCAATATCTGATTGTTGCAAATCTGATAAGTCTCTTGCATTTACTTCATTTGTTACTTCTGTTGCAACTTCTTTGTTATTAGGTAAAACATCATTACCTAAAGTTTCTAATTCTGATAAAAGATCTGGGTTTGCTCTTCTAATTTCTTGTTCATAAGCTCTAGCTTTAGCCAAAGCTTCAGCAGCTTTTACAGCAAATAATCTTTCTTCTCTACCTTCTCGCAATCTTGCAAATGTTAACATCTCGTCTGCAAGTCTATTTTCAGTTTCGTTTTTTATAAGCTCTTGTCTTGGAGTTTCATCGCCCTCAATAATAGTATCAAGTAATCTATTTATTTCTTCTTGCCTTGCTATTTGCGCTCTTAAATCTACATCAGCTGCAGGTCTAAAAGATTCTCTGTCTGCTTCTGTTGCTCTACCTATTCTTGAACCTAGTCCAGCAAGTGACCTTGCTTCTGCTTGTGCAGCTCCAGCTGTAGGTGCTTCAACTGTAATTGTGTCTAACTCTCCATCAGGAAGAGTAATGCTTACATTATAAATTGCCATTTTATTTTATCCTCCCATAGGATTTACTCTTGGACCAGGTCCTCCTGGTGTACCTGGCGGAGCTTGTCGAGGATCGCCTACTCTAGGAAAACCCTGCATTTGTGATGATACCACTCCACCATTAACTCCTGGTGGTCCTTGTCGTGGTGGTTGCTGTCCTGGTTGTGGAGGTTGTGGTCTCTGAGGTGCTTGTCCTCCTAGACCGAATTGTTGTAATATGCGTTGAAATTCTAAGTCCTGTGCAGTCTCTTTCTGCTGGTCTTCTTTCATAGTTTTTCTCAACATATCAATATAAATCATAGCCTTATCTTGTTCACCAGTCTGCATCAATCCTTCTATCAAGGTTAGTAACAAAGCCTTTGGTTCTGTTACATGAGCTTGCTGTGCAGATATAGCATTTTTAAACTGGTCTACATCGTTTATCTGTAATACATTCTCCCATATCCACTCGTCTGGTGCAAGTGGTCTAGGTCCATCTCTCATCATTTGTGCCATAGTTACGAGCTGTGGTTCGTCTTGTGGCATACGCACACCAAACTTAATGTCGATAGCACCTGCTCCCTCTAGATCTGCAGGTTTTATTTCTTCGTTAAAGTAACTTGCAATATCGTTATGTCTACCTCTAACTTCTAGCGGTCCGAAACCACCCATCTCGTATTGCATTGTTATAATTTCTGTTATTTGCTTGTAGCAGGCTGTAATACCTTTTACCCTTGGTTCTATCTGATGAGCAGAACCTTCTTGTAATATTCTTGCTGCAAATCCTGAAATAGCAAATGGTAGTTCTCCGTAACTTACGTTACTCAAACCACCACGTTGGATTTCTCCTGAGATCATACCTACAAATGCTGCAGTATCTAGTGGCATTGTAACTTCATCCATCAATCTAATATCAGTACCAGCAGGTAGTGGAACTTCACTTCCATCCTGCCATGGATCAGCATCAAGTGTAGTTGTTCCATCTGGTGAAATAATTTTGTATGGTCTTCGGACTGCTCTTCTTACTAGAGTTTTGTATGCACTCATAGCAAAGTTTAGGTCGTTGTATAGTTCTCTGTTTGCCGCAAATATAGATTCACCATAATCTCTGGCAGTATCATCTCCAGATATTTCATCTTGTATCCATGGTGCTGGACCTACAGCTCCTAAGAAAACTGGGGCACATGGTTCACCATTTGCATCTTTTACATTATGCTTTGTTAGTTTTTTACCAACTTGCATTTCATCGTCACCATCAACTACTATTACACCATTCTCTTCTCGTGAATAGTAATCCCAAACTGTAATACCTGATGACGATTCTCCTTCTACAGCAGGCTCAACATCTACGTTGTACATCGATTTTATGGCTGATGGTGAACGTTTTGTTTTATGTGCTAGCCAAATAATTCCTTTTTCATCCATCTCATAACAAACGTGTAGTGGATCAAAAGGTGTAATATCTACGAAAGGTGTGCCATCAGAATGTTTGTTTAGCATGGCTCTACCTGCATACCATCCTCTAAGTACGATGTAGAATGCTAGTTGTTCTCTAACAGATGGTTGTCCATATCGTTGCATTCTTTCGTCTGCAAGATTCAATGCACCTATAATAAATTTTTCTTTTTTGTTACCAGCATCTCTGTCATCTACCTTGGTAGTCATTGGTACTCTGACAGACATTTGTGCGTTGGAAAGGTACGACATTATTTTGTCTGCTAGTATTTTTGGTGCGTTTGATGTATAACTTTGGTAGCCAGTTCCTGCATCGTAAGCATTCATACGATACAGACCATAGTCTTCTTCGTACCTAGTTCGTCTAGTCCGAAAGCCAGGTGACTCCCAAATTGTTTCAATCTTATGAAGTATATCTTCTAGTGTTTCTTTAGCCATTTACCACCTGTTTACTGTTATCAATTTTTGTGATCCTGTAGCTCTTGCATATCCAAAGTTTACCACAAGTCCATAGGTTGTCGCCTTAATTCCATGGTTGAAACTATCCCTTGGTTCTCTTCCTACAACATTTCCATCCCTATCAGTTCTCCATGTGTAGACATGAATTTGGTCATCAAATGGATTTGAACAACCACCTAATTCTGAAATTATACCTTTACATTTTGGATTAATAATCATGTTTGGCTGCTTTGTAGCAGGATTTTCTTTCAAAAATGTATTAAATCTTTCAATACCATCTAGTATACCAACTCTTTCGGATTGCATATACAGTCCTCCAAATTCTAGCCATGTGTCTACAGGTCTTGATTCACCAATATTGTGTGCAGCTATATCGATTACACCATGTTCTACGTCTTTCCACCAAGGTCTCATAGTACAAATCTCTATGATTTCCTCTGTAATCTTTTCTCTTTCGTATATTTCGTCTATGATTCTTACTTGGTCACCGATTATTTGTACAGCCATGACTGCGTATGCTGACTTTGTTACCTGAGAATAACCTGGATCAACCCATAAATGTACAGGTTCTTCCATAATGTACTCTGCATCCTGGGAAACATGGTGTGTTGAGTCAAACATATTGTGTACAAGTCCAGAAGGAGGTGCAGGTTTACCAGCTACACGTTCATTGAACCAGTCATCTGAGTGTAATCTTTCTAATGACAGTATTTCAGGATCATTTCTGCCTTTTGGGTACACTACTTTGTTGGTCCATGAGGGTAATGAAAAGGATATTGCATCATCTTCTGCGTTATAAAACTGCCATGACTCCCATTGTGATGGATACCAACCTAATGACATTTCAAATGTACCTTCAAGAAACAAATATCCACGTTTTTCTGCTATTCTTCCTCTAAGTCTTAGGAAAGATTCGTGATCTATCTGTGATGCTTCGCAGGCTACTATCATTCTAGGTGCTTCCATCGCTAGGCTTCTATGATCTTGTGCAGATTTGGTCTTTATTTGGAAAGTTCCAGGGTTTTCGCTACTTCCACAGGCTATTGTCATGGAACCTGGATCTATTCTTTTGGTTTGTTTTATCAGAAATCCTAGTCTGTGTAGAATATCTGTAAGATAGTTCCATTCTGCTCTGGTTCTTTCGTAGTCTCTAGCCACTAACCATACAATATCACCATCTTCAAACTCATCAAGTTTGCTAATTATGGATAATGCACCTAAGAAACTCTTACCAGCTCTCTCACCACCAGCTACAAGTTTGATTCTAGCAGGATGATCTAGTATTTTTTCCTGTTCTGCCCATGTATCAAGTCCGATACCTTGAAGTATTGATTTCCTATCTTGTGGTAAAAACATATTTCTCTTTCTTCCCAGTTTTAGAGTAAAGCCAAAGCCTCCAAACGTAGGAGGCGAATCTTCAGCCTGGAGACTCGGCTGTTGAAGGACAAGGCTTTTTACTCGTACCTACAAAAAGCATCTGTTTTCCTAATGACGAACCAGAGAAGGAGACACGCCAGATACAAATCAGACCTTCAACACTATTATTCTATGCCATAAACACAATTTGCACAATACACCAGTAACAAATGTGTTACCAAGGGTGTTACTACTGTTACCTCAGTAAGGGAAAACCTATGGAAAGGGTTAAATTAAATATAATATTTATGAAGTAATCCTTTTAAGGTAATTACGAATAAATATTATTAATACTTATTAAAAAGAAACACGTATATACTACGTATATACTGTAAAGAAAAAGATAATACCCCTTAACGCTAGTAACACTCTAACCCTAAAGGGAGTGTGACTAGCTCTAGTACACAAAACAGTAACAGATCTGTGAATAAACTGTTACTACTGTTACTACTTAGTTTATTTTTACAAGTCATTACATATAAATACACATAGACTTATTGGGTTTTGAATTGTCAAGATGGTACCTATCACACAATACATACATAATTATACAGCATACCCGCCCTCGAGCCTTACTGCAATATATA